TAAATAGCCTATTGATCCTGGTTCTTTAAATGTTGGCATATGACCTCCTTAGTCTCTGCTTATTTCTAAAAATGACAGTATAACGTGTAAATCATTAGCATTTTCTGCTTGTACTTTAATAATCTCACTTTCATCTACTATCAAGGGTTGAGTTAATAATTCTGTTGTAGTCTTAGCAGCTACATCTTTTTGTTTAAATAAACTAAATGCTGCGCCAGCAGCGTTAGTTAAGGTTACAGTAAGTTCACAAGCGTTGCTTGCATCATCATTAGATACTATAAAAGATTTAATTATAGATACCGTTTCTGCAGGCACAGTATATAGTGTGGTAGCGTTTGTAGTAGTTAAATCTACTTTTACATTTTTATATCTATTAGCCATTTAATTTGTAAACCAAGTTAATTGTTCTTGTTCTTCTTTTAACGATTGTTGAAACGTAGAATTTAACTGATCTACTATACCTGTAAGCGTTCTATTAATTTGTCTTTGTGTACTAATGTCATACTCAGGTTTAGGTTCTGGCACTCTAACAATTATTTTACTCATTATCTTGCTCCGTCCGGTTTAACATCTAACAGAAAAGTTCCAAATCTCCAACTTTGTTCTACTCCTGTATTTTCTATTTTAAAATTAACATAACGTCCTCTAGCTCTAGTATCTATTTTTTCAGTAGTAGCAGATATGGTAAAAGGACTGTATGTAGAAACAGTATGACTATTAGATGGAAAATCTTTAATAGCTAAAGTAACATCAGCATCACCAACTAATGTTTTAAAGTCAGGTATAAACCTACTGACTGATACAAATAAACCACCCTCACTATTTTGTGCATTTAAATCATAATCATATGAAGTTATAAAAGAAGTAACTGGAGTAACTGAACCATCTTCATTAGTTTGATCGGTACCTATTTCATGTTCAAAATATTTAGTTTGACCTAAACCAGACTCACCTAAGATTGTTGGAAAAGTACCTGTTAGCGTTGTGTCAAATTTAGTTGCGTATGGTTTTTGATAAATATTAGCGTCCATCCATGAGCTACGTGGTTCATTAGATAAAGACCAAATACCACCTGGTATTTGAGCAGACTCAGCATAATTGTAAGTCACTGCTTTGTTATTAAAATCACTGTCTGCTGGATACCACCAAGTTATTTCTGAAAATAAATTATTTAAACCAGCGGTCATTTGTTGACCTTTAGTAGTATCTATGTTGTCAAATACTTCATCTTCTACCGAACATGGTAAAGTTTTAACTGTACCATCATACATTAAGAAACCTTTAGAACTCATCCAATAAGCTACTCCGTCTACTTCTACTGCTGCGTTTTTACCAATTAAACCACAGTTAGTACCCACTTGTTCTACACCAAATATAAAAGGTGCACCAACAAACTTCATTGAGTACAAAGCATTATCGGTCCAAATTAAAATAGCTTCCTTAGTTTTTAAGGCGCCAATAATTTTAGTTCCATCTTGAATACGCAAAGTACCAGCAGTGTTAGTTGATTTTACAACATAGGTATTTATATCTTCTTGTGCAGAAAATCTAATAAACATGTCGTCTTGACTACTAGTTGTACCTATTGTGGTTTCTGTTCCTAAATGTAATAAGTGACGAGTAGTAGGCGAAATAAGCGTGAGCCTTGATGCTGTAGGATTGTTGCTAGTTGAAAAACCAGAAGTAGCCACTGCCGCACGAACAGTTAAAGGACTAGCTGCCGACGGGTTCCAAGTAAAAGTAGAACCGTTAGAAATTGTTGCTACAAGCACTTCACCAAAATTATCTAGCGACCATAAACCTGGTTCTAGCGTTGTTTGGTTAGCTGGTAGCGCTGTACCCCAACCACTAAAATCAGTAGCATTGGTAACCGTAGCACCAGAGTTATGTGCTGTAGCAGGTGAAGTACCTAAAGCGCCTCTGGTTGCGCTAGTCATGGTATTAGTACCTTTGCCAGTATAAGTAATTAACTCGTTACCAATAGCTAGTGTACCTGCAGTAGGAAATCCAGAGTTAGAGGTAACCGGAATAGTTGTAACACTGTCATTAATTCCTGATGATAACGTATTGGTTAAAGCCGTAGATAAATTTCCACCCCAAGGACCAACACCCCAACCATAACCGTAAGTTTGTTTTTGGGGTCCAATTTTTGCATATATATTTACCGTAGTTGAGCCACCAGTTGAAATACTTGCACCCGCTGCTGCTGAAGAAGTAATAGTAAAAGTAGTTGCACTAGGTACCAAATTAACCATAAACACTTTGTTTTCAAAATTAGCTGCGCTAAGATTAGTACCACTAGGTAGTGTTACTGCATCAAGTTCAATAATGTCTTCTGCAGCTAAACCATGTGCTGATCCAGTAGTAATAGTTATAACAGTTGAACCATTTGCTGTTGCTATAGTTGCACTGGTTTGTTGTAGGTTAGTATCAAAAGGTGATATATCAAACAACTGCCCTTCAAAATATAATAATAAAAATTTATCTGTACCAAGCGCAATGTATCTATTGCCAGTAATATCTAAAAAAGGATGTTGTGATCGTACTACACCAACAATACTGTCACTAAGCAAAGACGCCCAACCACCAATTTTTTCTGGTAAGCCATAACGAAACCGAACATTATTGCTGTCTACCCAACGGTTCTCAGCACCTTTGGTAGTGTTCTGTTTATCTATTCCTGGTAAAATTTTAAAGTCAAGGAGAGCCATTTATAACGCCTTAATCTTTCTTAGTTTTAAAAATCCAACCTTTAGTGGCATTTGCATAAACCAATGTAAAAGATTCACCATTTTCATTAACCACTAAATCACTAGTTGCCCCATTAATAGGTTGACTGTTTCTAGCTATAGTTAAATTGTTTGAATTAAAATTTAATTTAGAATCTATGAAATGTACTTCATTGCCAACAGCAGGACTTGCCGGTAGTGTTATAGTTACAGCAGTTGATGAAGTATCAACAAATATTTGATCACCGTTAACAGCAGTGTAAGCGGTAGTTGTTGTTTGATAACCTTTTTGTACCAAACCATTAATAACATTGGTACCATCTACTATAACCAACATAGTTGCACCAACTGGCATAGTTAGTCCACTACCTGATGTTGTTTTAATAGTTACAGTATAGTGGTTAGTTGTTCTTGTAGTACCATCTATTACAATGTATGTTTTTTCGGTTGAGTCTGGGAAAATTAAACTTCTATTTGCAGTTAAAGTGCCGGTTAGTTTAATTACTTTATTACGACCATCTGAAGCTGCGCCGTCACTAATTACAGGCGCTTGGTTACCAGAACCTAAACTAAGTTCTACATAACCGCCAACAGCTTGTTCAACTAAATCTAAATTAGTATTAGTAACTGTACCCCATAAACCGGCCTTTTCGCCAGTGGTCATTTTTTCTAGTTTTAACGATGTTGAGTAAGATGATGCCATAATTATTTATATCCTATGCTGCTACTTCTGTCCATGTGTTAGTTGCGCCTGGTATTATATCATTCCACGTAATAACTCCAGCACTTGTAGTGGTTATAGTCATACCAGAACCAGTTACTTCAAATTTTGCTTTTGCTACAATAGTTACACTACCAGAACCTGCAGTTATAGTATTAGTGCCACCACTATTAATAGAGCCACCACGACCAATAACTTGCCCAACCGATGCGGTTAAACCACTTCCAGTTAAAACTACTGCCGCTTTACCAACTTCAGTGGTATCACCTGCAGAAACTGTAACTGAACTACCGGTTACCGTAAATACAGATCCAGCAGTAATTGTGGCACTGCCACTTGCTGAAGTAATTGCACTACCTGTTACACCTACATCAACAAAACCTTTAATACTTGTATTACCAGCACTAGCTGTTAAAGCATTGCCAGTAACAATTACATAACTTTCGGTATCACCTGCGGCGCCAAAACTTAAATCAGCAAAAGATGCAAAGCCTAGAGCCATGGTTTATTCCTTTTAACTATCGTTTAACGTGCTTACATCAAAACTATTATCAGTAGTTTCAACTACAGCGTCAGCAGTCCATACAGTATACTTTTTATTGTACATATCGTCCCAATGAGCTACGTCAAATAGAGCTAGTATCTCAGCTTTGGTATAACTACCAGGTGCTTTTGATGGCGTGTCTATTTTAACAGAACCACTGAAGATGTGTGGGTGTGTAGTCTTGGTGTACTTATATTGTACCGACCATTCTATTACATTCCCGTCAGCATTTTTTTTAGGGACTGCTGATACCCATGCTTTTGTTGCGTCAGATGCGTGTGACATATTATAAACCCTCCTTAAGGATTTTTATTTCTTGTTGTAGAGTTGTAACTGTAGCCGACAACTCTTGCACGGCTTTTATTAGTGGGTAAACAAACATTTCTTGCGATAACCTTTGCGAACCGTCTTCTTCTTCTGACCAACCACCAAAATTATTTACATTAACTTTATCTAATGCTTTCTTAACATCTTGTGCAATCATTCCATGTAAAGTTATGTCTGTTGTCATTTCATTTTTTTCTTTGTAATCTTTAAATGTTTTTGGAAATTCATTATTTGGTCGCCAATTAAAAGTAACGGGTCTAAGTTCATTAATAAAATTTAAACCTAAAGTAGATTTTTCAATATTAATTTTTTTACGTTCATCAGAAGATCTTGAAAAAGAAGCGTTCGCAGAAAAATCATTTGATACTACATTACTTGCTTTACCAAATTTAAAATTATTTGATGCGCCTTCAATGTCTATTCCCATAGTAATAGACAAAGTACCACTAGTTACTGCGGCAACACCTACACAAATATTATTAGCCGCAGTATCAGTAGTCCTACCTGCATTGGCGCCAACAAATGTGTTGCTATTACCTGATGTAAGTATATCTCCAGCACCTTCACCTATAATTACGTTTTCGCCTCCAGTAGTCACTTCAGTTCCAGCGTTATATCCAACGGCCACATTAGTATCACCCGAAGTCAAAGCATCTAGTGCGTAGTTACCAATAGCTACATTAAATTCTCCACCAGCAATTGGTCCACCGAGTGCTGCTTCACCAATTCCTAAATTATGAGTTTCAGCATCAAAACCATCACCAGCTTGATAACCAATCATCATATTGTGACCGCCAGTTGTAATATCATTACCAGCTTCATAACCAATTAAAACAGATTTGTTCATACCTGTTGCAGCTGCCCCTGCTAGTACTCCAACAGCAGTATTTCCTGTGCCTGTTAAAGCACCACCTAAAGCATTTGAACCAATGGCAATAGTGCCACTTAAAGTAGTAATTCCATCTAAAGCATTAGTGCCGATTGCAATATTGTCACCACCAGTTGTAACAGCACTACCAGCCTGATAACCAACAGCAACATTACTGTCACCTGAAGTCAAAGCATCTAATGTGTTATTACCGATAGCTACGTTGTATTCACCACCAGCTAAACTACTACCACTCATTGCAAGATGTCCTATAGCCATATTGTCATTTTCAGTATCAGGGTATCTAAGAGCATCAGAACCCATAACTATATTTCTTGACCCAGTAGTATTTGCTTGAAAAGCATAAGGACCAAATACCATATTTGCCGAACCACTAGTTAGGGCTAAACCTGATTCTCCACCTACTATATTATTTTGATTTCCTGTAGTTGTGGCATTACCACCAACATTATTTCCTATAAAGATGCCATTCTCAGGAGTAGTTGCAGCGTCCATTGCTTGGTGACCAATTATTACATTAGAGCCGCCTGTACTAATAGCACTACCTGCTTGATAACCAATTACGGTATTTTTATCACCCGACGTCAAACCATCTAATGTGTTATTACCGATAGCTACGTTGTATTCACCACCAGCTATTGAGCCACCGAGAGCATCTGTACCAATACCAAGGTTATGTGTTTCAGTATCAAAACCATTTCCAACATTGTGTCCAATTAAAACATTATTATTCCCTGAACTTACATTTCTTCCAGCATCGTCTCCAATCATAATATTACTATGACCTGAATCAATATTTTTTCCAGCTTGATAACCTATAACATTATTACTTGCTCCTGTTATTGTTCCAGCTGAAGCAGCTAAAGAACCAATTAAAACATTAGTTGCACCAGTCGTTAAAGCACCACCAGCTTGATAGCCAATAGCTACGTTGTTATCTGCTGAAGTCAAAGCATCTAAAGTTAAGTTACCAACAGCTACGTTAAATTCTCCACCAGCTACAGCTCCACCAAGAGCATCTGTACCTATAGCTAAATTGTGAGTTTCAGTATCAGCGGCATCATACGCATTAGCTCCAATTGCAATAATATTTGTACCTGAAGTATTAGCTGATGCAGTTTCTTTACCAATAGCTATATTAGCAGTTCCAGTATTATTTCTTAGAGCTTGAAAACCAACAGCAACAGAATTAGAATTTGTTTTTGTTCCAGCTTGTTTACCTATTGCAACATTTTGACTGCCAGATGTATTATCTTCTCCAGCTTCCATTCCTATTGCAACATTGCTTGAGCCTGTATTATTATCTGTAAGAGCCTTTCTACCTATAGCAACATTTTCATCACCTGTGGTAATTGCGTCTAAAGCCTCTATTCCATAAGCGGCATTACTTGAAGCTGTACTATCTGTTCCAGATACATCGTGAGTATAAATAGAATTATCTGCAGTGAATAATGGAATACCTGCTACACTAGTAGATGTACCTGCTGCACCTACGTTGCCGTCTTTAAGAGTAACCCCGTCAACGGCTACACCGTTGGCTGAAGTGTTCTCACTAATAGTATCTACTTTAATTGTACTGGTCATAATTTATCCTTCTAATGTTGCCACTTTAGTTTCTAATGTTTCTATTCTTGTCATAGCTTCTTGTAAAGCCTTGATAGCTTTCATGTAAAGTACAGAGTATTTAACTGATTTAAGTTGGTCTTTTATTTCTTTTATTTCACCAACTTTTTTAGAATGTGTTGCTTCTGTTTTAACATCACCAATATTAGATCGTCCATTTTGAACGGCTTTATCTTCTGCTACAAACAATACCGCATCATCACCATCTTTAGTTTCTTCATCATCAGATGTGTATAAAGTTCCAAAAGCAGAATCATGAACAATGTCATATTCACTAGGGTCATGAGAACTAACTAAACCGTTCATACCAGCAGTCTCAAGTTCTTGAGCTATTACACCTAATTGTGTTAAATCAGGCATATCATACTTTTTATAATTACGAACTTTAAGTGCTTTTATATCATTCCATTGAGAACCAGCATCTACTATATTAGTTTTAATCCTTTCATCTGAAATAGCACCATAAGAATTATTTGTGTTTTTAACATCACCACTATCAAAAACTTGAAACCTGTCCGAGACTCCTGATACATTACACTGTAAAAATCTATAAGTGCCATTAGAGGTATTTCTATTACAAGTTATATTAGTCATAATAGATGAAAAACTTGAGTTATTAGTAATTATATTAGTGTTTGACGAATTAGCAGTAGCGGTAACTATAAATTTAGCGTTGTCATTATTTGACCCAACTTCAACATTTCCTGAACTATGAATAGTTAATCTATCGTTTTGACCATTTGTTTGAATTATAACATCACGATTGTTGTGATTAGTTATGTAAAGATTAGCGACAGAACCTGTGCCTGATAATATTTCAGAAGTAATATCTGTATTATTTCTATCAAAAAATTGTATTGAACCAGTAGATTCATCTTCTGAGGTACTGTTGGAATCAGATATTCTTAAAATAGGTGCCGCATCTTCAATATGTAAAAGTTCTTTTGGAACATTTGTACCAATACCAACGTGATTTTCACCACCATCAACGAATAGCATATTAGCGTTACCATTAGATTCTACTCGGAAGTCGTGGTCTATACTTGCGTCATTTATAACTGTTTCAGTTCCTTTAAAACTAGCAACCATATTTAATGAGCCACCGTTCATAATTTTTACATCTATTTGACCATCTTCCGTGCCATCAGATACATCATTAACAACCGTTCTTATTTGTGAGTATATTACATCTTGTGAGTTATCATTACGACCTTCAAACTCAACTACACCAATAGTATCAGCGTCTGCTGGTGAACTTGAGTTTCTATACATTCTTAAATTAGGAGCACCATTAGCTCCTGGTTCTGTTGATTGTAACTCAAGGTTATCTGAGGTATCAGAAGTTACACTTACAATTTTTCCAGCCACATTAAAAGTACCACCTAAATCAGTAGCAGTACCAATGTTTACATGATTATTACCTGCGTCTACAAATATTTGATTAGCGTTACCATTAGATTCTACTCGGAAGTCTAGATCTATAGAACCATCATTAAATACAGTTTCACTACCAATAGACCTCATAACTTCTGTAGTTGATCCAGCTACTACTTTTTCTATTATAAATCTACCATCTTCTGTACCGTCAGTAACATCTTCGGCAACAGCTCTAATTCTTGCATAAACTACGTCTTGTGAATTATCATTACGGCCTTCAAAGTCTAATTGACCTAAAACATCACCATCAGCAGGAGAACCAGAGTTTCTATACAATTTTAAATTTGGACCACTGTTAGCATCCGCATCAGTTGATATTAATGATAGTGTGTCTGTATTATCAGCAGTAGTAATTGTAGAACCATCAGTTGCAGTAAACGCACCTGTGATGTCAATACCAGTAGCACTTGTTTCGAATTTCTTTATATTGTTATGATATAAATCTACTGCACCATCAGTAGTAGCAGCTATTTTATTTTCAGTACCAGCTGCATTCAGCACTTTAAAGTTTGTAGCTAAAAGTTCTAAATTACCTCCACCAGTTTCTTGAATAAATGAAGTACCATTATTATGATGATAAATAACTAACTCATCTGAATCACCAAAAAGTACTTTTTTATCATCTGCTAAATCAACTTGACTATCTTTTAAGGTTACCCCGTCAACGGCTACACCGTTGGCACTGGTTTTTTCTGATATAGTATCTACTCTTATTTCACTCATAGTTTATTCCTTTTAACTATCGTCTCTAGCTTTTCTGTTTTTGTAATCAGCACGAGCCGTGACCAGTGCTACAAAGTCTGCTTGGTTAGATGGAATAGAATCTGTAAATGTATCATCATTCATTAGCTTAGTAGTCCACTCGGTTTGAAATCTTTTCCAAGCATTATTAAGTTTGCCATCTATTGCTCCTTGCAGCCAAGCATCAAGACCAGCATTGTCGGTGTCGTTATATAAATCATTAGACAGAATCTTTTGTTGTAAATCTGTTAATGTTATTGTTGTATTGTGATTTGCCATATTATTTTATCTCCTTTAAGATTGATTGTTTCGTCATAATTAAGCCGCTAAATACACTGTCATAAAAGTTTCAGGTGCTGTAGCAGTACCTGCTACAATATTATTCTGTGCCGCTCCGTGAGCAGAACTTCGTGTGTCCATAACTAAAGTGTCATTTGCGTCCATATCTACCAAAGCTGAAAAAGTCCAAGTGTGAAGACCATCAGCTGACATTTCAATACGAGGGTCAATCAAAGACATATAATAAATTCTGTTTGATGTATTAAATCTTCCATAAATAAATTGAAAGGCTGTATCAACATCACTCATAGTAATATTACCACAACACATATACTTGCCAGTTACAGGTGCAGTGAAAGTTGCATTAGAAGTATTAAAATCTGCATTGACATCATATACTTCAGCATCAAGATTTATTTTAACAACGCCAGTGGCAATATCGTTTTGTGCAGAAGATGAGTAAGCTAATACGCAAGGTTGTTTAGGCATAGTAACGTGACCATCTTCATCTGACCTAAGAAATTCAGTAGCATTAGCACGGAAGGACATATTATTATTATTGTGATTATAGATTATTCTACCAACATCATTGTCTTGAGCATCACCAAAAAATATGTTTCCAGCTGCATTATTTGCTGAAAGTATGCTTAATCCAGAAGCACCATTTTGTTCAATAATTAATTCATTTGCATCACCTTGAGCAGTAGCTCCTGTATCACCAGATTTAACGTGTAATGTACCTAGAGGTGTAGTTTCACCGATTCCAACTTTACCAGCACTATCTATACGCATTTTTTCTGAATCATTAGTATGAAATGTCATTTTGTTGCCATCGTGTTCATACATAATACGACCAATTTGTTCGTTGTCTGCATCACCAAATTGTAATTGACCAGCACCAGTAGAATTATTTGTAGAGTAAAGTAGTAGTCTAGTATTATCTCCACTTACATTTAATTCTCTAGTTCCTGTTGAGCCGTTGATGTGAACTCTATCATTACCACCATCAACAAATAATTGATGAGTATTACCATTGGATTCTACTCGGAAGTCTATGTCATTGCTACCTTGATTAAATACGCTACCTTCACCTCCTCGCATTTCAAAATAAGAAGGGTTTGCTCCCGCCGTTATAACAGAAAAACCCAGGTAACCATCTTCTGAACCATCACTAACATCTAGTGCATAGTTTTCTATTTCTACATACTGAACATCTTGACCCGCATCGTTTTTACCACGAAAAGTTATGTTGGCTAAAAAATCAACATCAGCAGGACTAGAAGAGTTTCTATAAAAATCTAATACAGGACCTGTGTTTGCATCTGCATCAGTAGACACAAGCGAAAGATTAGTCGAGTTATCAGCAGTAGTAATTGTACTCGCAGTTGTTGCAGCTACACCACCGTCTTTTAAAGTTACCCCGTCAACGGCTACACCATTGGCACTGGTAACTTCTGAAATTGTATCAGCCTTAATAATATTATTTACGCCATCTATTTCTACACTCATACTATTACCAATACTCCGTTAATAGTTATTGTATTAGGAAAAGTTACTGGACCTGCAAGAACTGCAGATTCAATTACATGATTACCATCAATTGTTTGTTGGTGGGTAAAGATTCCATCTTTAGCAGGATCTTGACCGATGTATAAAATATTATTTTGTTCAGCCATATATCCTCCTATGTGCTTATTGCATCAACCCTACTGATCCAAGCATGTACGCCGTTAGCTGTGCCACAAAGAGCACGAACAACATCGCCATTGTTTAAAACTATTTTAGAACCACCTTGGATTAATTCAATACTACCTGTAGGTGGAATAGATACGCCCTTTATAAGATAAAAGTCTGTACCTGCTCCATTAAGATCAATGTAAACATCAATCGTAACTGCG